TTTTGAAGACTTTCAAAAATACGGTTGGAAAGGTTCAAAATGGCTTACACGAACACCAGAAGGTTTGCCTGTAGAAGATCCAAACTTTACACACAACGATAGAAGATTCAATCAAGAATATTTTGAGTCTCGTCGTGTTAGCCAATCATTAAACAGAAGCAGCAGCTTATATGTTCCGTATTTTCCAAACGGAGGAAATGAAAGCAACACAACAACGTTGCCGCAAGATGGTGCAACAAATCCATATGATACCATATATCAACTATCACGTTCTGGTAGCTTGCAACACGCTTATGAAGTAGTTCCTCGTTGGACAAAAAGACCGCAAGAATTTGTTATTCAAGGCATGAATAACTCATTAATCATGCTTGGAAGAGATCGTGTTGGGTATGTTACAAGCTCTGCTGTAGAACAAAAAAACTATGCTGGTGCAATTGATATCGTTACTGGTAGAAGTCGTTATATATTAGATCCATCAGATCGTTCTATTCCTTCTGCTCAAGCTTCTCATAAAGGTACAAGCCCTTTTGTTGTTACAAACTCTCGTGGATTAAAAGAAGTAGATAAAACTCCTAGATTGAATGGTAGGGTAGAACAACTCAAAGAAGGTGATCCAGATTTTGTTCATGATGCTGCAAGAATATATGTCAGCATGAAAACTCTTGGCGACACCAATTTCAAAACAGCAAAAACAACACAAGGAGCAGTTAACGACGCATTAAAACCAGAAGGCATCAACTATAGTCCCAATGGTTTATACCCAGTTCAGTTTTCTTCTTCTAGTGCTAATGTTGGTAGCTCTTACATCGTTAACAAAGCCGATCATATTCGATTGATCGCAAGACGATCTGTACCAAACGAAGATAGTTTGGGTGATGTTATTTCTGGTTCTGTGTTGATTTTGAAAGAAGGTAAAAACAGAACACCAGAAGATTTAGATGCACAAGCTGCTGGAACAGATCATTTAGCTTTTATGTATATGTCTCCAGAAGGCAGAATCCAAATCGATGGAATGCAAATCTTTCTTGGTGGAGCAGCATTAAGTGGATCGAATCCAACTCAACAACCTGTTCCTGATCGTCCCAGAAACAAACAAGGTGCCACAGGCGAACTAAATGTTGGGGACGCAAATGAATTTGCTGGGACCGAGCCTTATATCAAATGGAGCGAGTTTAAACGAGTTGTTGAAGGCTTACAAAGGCAAATAAGCGCATTGCAAACAGCTTATAGTCAGTTGGTTGATAATTTCGGACGATGCGCCACTTCAACTAGTATATGCACTCACGGCGGACCAGATTTAGCGTGGGGAACATTGAAATCAGATTGCGAAGGCAATCGATCAGCATTAAACAACAAAGTAGAAGATGCTAGACAAAAAACAAACGAAGCTGTTTATAAGTCTCGAAGTTCTAAAATCTTTGGTCAATAGTTTAAACTAGTTAACGTTATGCCAAACCGAGACGACTTAGCAAGAACGCAAGAAACAACTGCTGCGGCTACACGAGCTCAAATAGAAAATCAAACAAACAAGTTAATAGCACAAGCTCAAATAACCATTATCGAGCAAGCTATCAACGCATTGCCTCCACCTGTGAATGCAGGAGCAAGAACTTTGGGCGAAGGCATATACGCAGCGTTTAAAACACCTTTATCTGCTGTTAGTAATCCTAGCCCTAATCAAGACCCAATAAAACTTATGGCTTTTGCAATTGCGTTCGCAATATTAAAAGCTCTTTGGTGCTTTATAAAAAGCTTGCTTAATCCTATTCCGATTGTTGGTATATTTTTCCCTCTTTGCAACGATGATCCACAACTTACTGGAAACGATGTTGCAACAAACAATGCTAGAAATGCAGCCAACATTGATGCATCTAACTTAGCTGCAAACAACGCTACCAATCAATTTCGAAGCGGAGTAAGTGAAAACGCTGCTAACGAAGCAAAAAAACAAGCAATACAACAAATACCGCAAATCTCAGGCACTGTTTCTGCTTTAAGTTCAGATATGAACAGTGGAAGCGAAGGAATGACGTTTGACGATTTCGTTGCGAAAACAGTTGTTCCTGCTTCGGTAACAACAGATGAAACCAATCCAACGAACGCATTAAGAGGAGAAACAAACCAAAACGAAACTTCGGCTAATATTCCGGTGCAACCAGTTTCTGAACCTAAATGGCAAGCAACAGACGAATTAACTGAACGTACTTCGTATGAAGCTTATCGTAGATTGTTTGGTTTATAGTTATAGAACATGAGAAGCTTTAAAAGTGTTGGTATTACTTCTGCTGAACTAACAACTCAGGAATCATCTGTAGCTCCCACACCAAAACCAATTGGTATCATAACTCCGTTGCGTTTGGGACAAAACAACGATGGTTTACTGGGTATGCATTACACCGTTGGTGAAACCATGAAAAACAATCTTCGTGATTTGATTATGACCAACTGGGGTGAAAGATTGGCTTTGTACGATTATGGGGCAAACATTGCGCCTTTGGTAACTGAATACGAGTTAGGTAAAGGTGCATTTGATGATGCAGCAATGCAAAGAATATCTGATGCGGTTGGTAAATGGATGCCTTATGTTGAATTGGAAAGCTTTGATAGTTCTCAACAAACGTTTGCAAGCAGCCCCGGTTTAGGTGTTGTTGTTATAACGTTAGATTATAGCATACCAAGAGCATCGATACCAACATCACGTTTGCAAATAACATTTGCGGTGAGTTAAACTGTTTCATATCTAACATAAGGTGACAATACAATGCCAATCGATACCAGACGATCAATCACACAAATCATTAAAGAAAGAAAATATCTTAACAAAGACTTTGATAGTTTTCGTGCTGATTTAGAAGAATACGCACGCATATACTTTCCAGATCGAATTCAAGATTTTTCTGCAAACGGATTTGGTGGTTTGCTTTTAGAGCTAGCGTCTTATGTTGGTGACGTTCAAAGCTTTTATCTCGATCACCAATTTGGTGAACTTAATGCTGAAACAGCCGTTGAATCAAAGAACCTTGAAAAGCTTTTAAGAGAAGCTGGAGTTCAAATTGTTGGAGCCGCACCAGCAGTTCTACCTGTTACATTTTACGTTCGTATCCCTGTTGATACTGATGGTTCGTATAACAAAACAGCTCTTCCTATAATAAAAGAAGGCACAACTGTTAACTCCAACTTATCAGTTCAATTTCAACTAATCGATGATTTAGATTTCACTGTTACAAAAAGCGACGGAACACCGGGTATAGGTATAAGCTATGTTATTGGTGACGTTGACAACAACAACAATCCTGCAAACTTTATTTTTTCGGCAACTGGAAATTGTTTGAGTAGCGTTACAACCACTGAATCATTTCCTGTTAATGGATTTGAACCGTTTAAAAGATACACACTTCAAAACCGAGACGTAACTGACATTATATCAGTTATTGATAGTGACGGCAACAACTACTACGAAGTTGATTATCTAACACAAGATACTGTTTTTAAATCTGTAAGAAATAGAAATCCTGCTTCAACCGCTGCGCCAACCGAACAATATGTTGAAGCTAATTTAGAGATTCAACCAGCACCATTTAGATTTTATCGTACAACAGCACTTGCAACACGTTTAACAACATTAACCTTTGGTGGCGGTTCTGGGCAAACAATGAATGACGATCTTGTACCAGATCCTTCTGAAGCGGCTTTGCCTTTGTATGGCCGTAAGAACTTTTCTAGGTTTACGATTGACCCAAACAATCTTTTAAGAACATCAACATTGGGAGCTATAGCTCCAAACGTAACAATCACAGTAACATATCGTGCAGGTGGAGGTTTAAGTCATAATGTACCTCCACAAAGCATTGTAGATATAGCAACGTTGCTAACAGAGTTTCCAAACAATCCATCATCAGCAATTGCCGCAGATGTTAGAGCTTCT